TTTATCTGCTGCTCGTTTATCTGCTGCCTCATCAATTGATTTCTGTCTCCAGTGGACTGGAGGGTCTGGCTGCGGTGCAGGACGAGTTGCAGGTGTTCCGTTTGCCGTAAACTTTCCAATTCCCCCATGTCGAGACGCAAGGTCGATAAAATCCTGCTCGCTCAACGCAGACATCCTGTGTTCGCCTATGGCGTTCGCTTTTAATATTCGCCGTTTTACGGCATCAGATAATGCCATCTCAGATTACTCCTTCACGCCGTTTGCGCGTACGCCCAATTGAGCGATATACGCAAGTCGCCTTGCGGATAGACATCTCTTCATCGATTCCAGCATTGCGATATCTTAGTCTTATATGGGGATCATATCCATTCAGGTTTTGATCTAAATTCAAAACCTGAGAGGTGTCATCAGCGATTGCAGATATACCAATTTGAAAATCCGTTTCTATCGCTGCGTATGTTCCCTGTGGCTCTATTGTCTGATAAATGCCAGGAGAAGACTGCATAAACGCAGAAAACTCTATAGGAAAGGTCCCTTTGATATCCAAACTTGTCCGATTAAACAACCACCGAGGTGTCACATCTTCACCTTCAGGAGGGAGAGAAGAGGTCTCAAACCATCCGTCAATAGCTGTCTCTGTCGTCCCATCGGTATCTGTCAGGTTTGTCCCTGCTTCATTATATACAAAGCCATCGCTGATACCACCACTGTGGGGCTTGTTGTTAATATACGCGGCATATGCGCGTGTTGTCCCTGTCCATGGAACATAGAAATTACCCAAACGGTAATTATATACCATCCGGTGATTCATCGTAGTCTGCCCTCCCCCATAGGGAAGGTAAAAAATAATTTCAGAGTTTACAGGATCATTGACAGCGAAAGAGTTTTTAAGTGCAGCGGTGTTAATAGAATCCCAGTATCGCGATCCATCCAGAGGCTCTGACAGTTTTCTACTGGACTCTCCATCAAATGCATATATACCGTCTTCGCGGACATACAACTGTACTTCCCCAACACCTGGTATCGTCACTGTCAACAAAGAAGCATTGCTGATTGTTCCTTTTGCCTGTTTTGGCACCTGTCGATAGGGAACTACAGCATTACCTGTAGGAACCAGAAGCGTTATAGATGACTCTGAATGACATGTCATAAAATTGGACATAGACCGTATGCCCGTGCATATCGTTCCCAGTTGAAAGAAGGACGTAGAACCCCATGTCTCGATAGCTCCAACATCACTGCGCCAAACATCTTCAGTACCCGTAGACGCGTTTGCTGCCCATGCTCTGTTGTTCCAGAAGTCCCAGTATTTTGCCCATGCAAAGCGACTGTTTACATCCAGAGCAGCAATATTGTTACCACTTGATGACCATTTAATAATTACATCGTTATTGACTCCATTATGACCTATCAACGTGCCAAAAGCATCTGCCATAGACCATCGCTTTCCTGCAGTAATAGTAAGCCCAGACCCTGAAAGATCATGAAACCCTCCATCGTCACCTGTATCTTCCCAGAACTTACCACCGGCTATCGCCCATACTTTCTTAGTGTCAGCGTCAAAAGAATGCTGACCCAGCGTATCAACTGTGGGATTCCCTGAAAGGGCTGAAGAGTTATATGGGGTTGTACCGGGACGCTGTCTCAGCGATCCATCTGGCAATACCCGCATATTTTCGCCATCATATATTTCCCTTGGATCAAGATCGTCAGAAGGTTTGGAAGCATTAAACCCTCCTATCCACGGTCCGTATAAATGGGAAGATCCAATTACAGGCATAATTCCCCTACGTGCTTAAAGATCCTTCGTTGACGTTGAAATTGAAACTCTGTCGGACAAAAATTTCTCCGGGACGTGCCATACGGTCAGGAGTATTCCCACTCTCTGCTTCAGCATCGACCTTCAGGCTATTGGCGATAGCGCGTTCGTAGAGTAAATAATCGGTCTGCTCACCGTTTAAGTCTCCAAGTTCACCCTTATACTGCGAAGAGATAAAATATATCATCGCATTCTGCGCCCATGGGGGCAGTGTCGTAGCGAGATCGGTGTCATCATTACTGCTCGTCTTGTCAGCAATAAAAGCGAAGTACCTATATGTTATTGTCGTTGTTCCATCGTCCGGTATAGGATACAAATCTACGGTCCAATATCCTGTTGACAAGTTGATCCCTGCAACATATACAGATCGGGGGTTACCCTCTTCATCCGCATCGGGATCTAACCGATCTACCACCGAAGCATCCACAATTTTCATTGTGTGATTATCTGTTGTGTTCACAAAAGACAGGGGGCGCATCACATCAGAAGCCAGAGAATAATTGCGCGTAGAGGCTGTAGTTGTAAATGTCGAAGATTTGAACAACCACCTCCAGGCACGCCTCTCGCTTAAGTCACGCAGTCCTACATTGAAATAATCTCGGGCGTTGTTCAAGAAAGAAGGAGTTTCCTCATTCAATCCTACACGCCTCAATGCCATTTCCATTACTTTTGTAAGCGTCATAATATTTACCGTATCCAACCCAGAAAAATCGTTTGTGTTGCTCCAGATCCGTTGGTGATTTTCGCTTTAATAGTATCTGCTCCTGTATCAAGCCACATCACACAGTAGTCGTTAGGGGGGTCTGCTGGCGTATCTGCTCTACCCTTCAGGACTATCTGAGAAAACTGAAGCAGAGTCCCGTCACCAGAAAAACCAGTAGCATCAATAATCTCGGAAACGCGCGAGAACTGTTTTTCTGATACGGGACCACGCGAAATTTGTTCTTCTGGCAGATGCCTGCGCAAGAGTTGTTTTTCTATCATATTCCGATTTCCCTACATCTGCGCAGAAGATACCATTTCTTCGATTTGCGCATCAGAAGCGCGATCCCAATTTTTTACGTTGCCATCCAACCACTGCTGTTGCCATGCCTGAACGGCATTTTCTCCAAGCTCTACAATGTGTTCAGGAGGGATAGGCAAGAAATCTTCAGGATGTGAGGCTCCCCCTGTAGCAAAAGACATGTTCTTGATCTCTTCATCGGTAACTCTTTTCTGCCTGCGCTTGGGAGCACCAATAACTTTTGACAGTCCTATCGCTTCTGCGAAAGCCGCTTTTTCTTCATCCGTAGCAGGAGCGAGAGCCTCGCGGATATCGTCAAGAGATATCTTCTGACGTGGGGCTTCTTCGGGCTCAGAGACTTCTGAAATATCAGGAACTGGTAATTCTTTAACTTTGGTATTCTGTTTAGCCATACCTGTCACATCCTTTTTTATAAGGGATGGGGCGTTATGCCCCATCCCTGTTAATATTGCACAGTCTGATTATGCTACCAAGCCCTGAAGGACTACGCCGACATGCCCCCCGTCATCGGGAGCAAAACAGGCGAAGCCAACCAGAGGCTCCGTTTCTGCGTCTTTAAGTTGTACAGCTCCAGCAACACCATCAGACAGTGTCAGATTGTCACCGATGGCAATAGCAGTATCTGATAGGATCGTAGCCACCCCAGCAGTCTGGAACCATCCGTAATAATTTGCAGTGAAACTTATAGGCGTAACACCTGACATGATGTAATCTGTCCCTGCGGTAGCAGCAACAACATTATACCACAGACTACCAGTAACAGCTACATCACTGGCAGTGGTAAGAGCGACAGCAACTGGATCGTACAACGTGAAGGTGACCGCATTGCTGTCTGCTGCGGTATTGCTTTTAATGCGATACTGGTGACCTTCTCCCGCATCATCAGTAATGTGCAAGTAGCCACCTGCATACTGATTTGCCGTTGCACTGCCTACAGTGCCGGAATCGGTGTACGTCACCTCGGTAGCACCCGCAGAAGCGGCTGTCAACTTACCATCGCTTTCTACGATGGCTGTTGCTGATACATCTTGAGAAACCAGTAGACCTCTGTTAATGGCACCTGCGGTATATCCATAACGGAATACGCGACCATCAGAAAGCTCTACCTTATCTCCGATATATGTCGTAGGAGTAGAAGATTCTTCAAAAATGCTCTGACCAGACTTATGTCCATCGCCAAAGCCCCCTACGCGATTAATACTGTAATTCGCATTTCTAAAAGACATGTTTCTTGATCCTTTCCCCTATGGGCAGGGTATGAACCCCCATTGGCTTGGGGGCAAGGGATTAATGATTATGATACCGATGTGCCAACACCCAACCTGCGAGCGTTGTTGGTGACCAGCTGGATGCCCACAACAATAAAGGCAACTTTCGCCAACTGGTTGGAAGGCTCTTTAAAAGGAGTCTTTGCGAAGTTCAAGGAGCGCTCAATAGAGAGCTTCAAGAACTTGCTGTTGAGGCAGTACAGGCGAGAGCTTGCGATATCGCGATCGTACCATACCTCAGAGTTGCGGAACATCAGATTGTTGCCTGACTTCTGCGTGCCGATACCTTTGCCGTCACGCTGCTCGATACGGGCATATCCTGTGCCTTCAAGGATGTCTTCATACTGACCAAAAGTTGTCAACGACAAGATAACACCATCGGGTTGCGTATTGCCTTCCGAGCAGTTGTTATAAAGCGTTCCCAAAGCTTTTAAGCCTGTATAGGATGGCGTAGAAGATGCATCGAAGTCGCCAATGCTCTGTGTCTGATTGCGCCACCACGAATTGGTTGCACGGTTAATACCGCCAACTGTTCCACTCGTTGGTGTATCTGCGATAATATCCTGAAAACCGAGCATCGACTTGCCTGTCTGTGCAGAGAATATAGCAGCATTGATAGTATCTCTTGCTGTAGACATCGACTGCTCAGTCTTTGCAGTAAGGAGCTTCTCGGCGCCTTCAGATTTTTTATTTTCTGTCTCTTCAGTCATCGAAATAGTAATAGGCGTGGCGATATACCTGCGAGGATAAAAAGCCGCAGTGATGCCATCGACAGCATCGGTATTAAGCGTGTCGTAGCCATCGAACCATTCCGCATTATTTGTTCCGTAAAGGAGATCTTCTTTGATCTCTTTACCGCCATTTTCAAGTTGTACCTTGCCACTCTTGCGCATATATGCGAGGGTGGGGTACTCATCGAAGATGTTGTCAGTGAGTTCCTTGCGATGCGCACGCATAGTCAGCGTCCACGCAGCATCCCAAGTTTCTGTTGTGCTTGTTGCTGGCATTGCACATATCCTTATTCAAAACCCAGCCCTTTTAATCCTGCCAACGCGTCAGCTTGAGAAAGGTCTCCCGATCCCTGTGGAACGCCATTCGATGTCGCAGAAGCTGTATTAATGGAGTTTTTTGCTCCATTATATACCTGATTTTGCGCCTGTTGCATATTCTGCGATTGTGCCTGAGTTTTTCCTGATAAAAGCTCATAGGCATCCCGAACAGTATATCGATATCCCGTTCTTGGGTTGGTAGTCTGCATAAGCGCCTTGATCTGGTAGCCGTACACATCGAGATCGTTACCGTACAGCGACCTCGCCTCGTTAACTTCCAGTTGTAAGGCATTTTTTTTTCGCGATTCCTGGGCTTCCTGCAGTTGCTGAACTGTGGTCTGCATCTCTGCCATCGTCTGCATTTGATCGCGAAGCTCTTGAGTCTCGGCGCCGACAATTTCTTTTACCGTATCAACCGCCTGTTGCTGTTCGGGTGTCAGGTGAGAATACTCGTCCGGTTGGCTCAATTGCTTGATCGTTTCTGCAACCGTTTCCTGAGCTGAACCATTTCCCTGTTCAAGCTGTCTGAGGCGCTCAGACATCTCCTGCTGCGACTGCGTAAAACCACTCTGCATCTGCTTAAGTGCATTTTGCGCATTCTGCGCAAGAGAACGGTGACTTTCTGGCACTTCCTCCATATTGACGCGTAACAGATCTACTGCGGATGGGTTAAAGTCTGGTTGATTTTGTGAACTATCAGGTGCTGCTGTTGCTGCTTCTCCAGAGTATCCTGCCGTTGTGTCTTGAGCGCCTGAAGAGGTATCATCATTGTTGCCAACAGCAGGGGTACTGACATCTTCAAAAAGACCGTCTCCCATCTGTGGGTTAACAGTAGAGTCTTCAGCGGTTTCTTCGACATCTTGACCAGAGTCTGTATCTGCCATTATTGCTATCCTTCTGTTATTGATTCATGGATGATTTTGTCGCCATCTTTTTCTATGATGGCATCGGCTTGTTTCTCAAAACTGGATGATTCATCCATCCAGTAACTTTTCTTGAGCAACTTCTCTTTTTCCTGCTCCTGCTTCCATGCCTCATGCTTATGATGCTCCGACAGCGACATGCCCTTCTCTTTCCATCCCGCTTCCTCATATCCCAATGCTCGGAGCTTTTCTTTTTTGTCATTGGCACTGGTATATATCAAACCTGTCTGAGGATCTGTATAGGGATATCCAGAATCGGAATACCCGACAATGTGCTCAGAGTAGTCTTGCTCCATACAAGCGCCACATTCGCATATGAGATACGGCGGTAAGGTTTTTAAGGAGAAGTACTGGTCACGCTTTTGGTGACCATTTGGACATTTGAAGTCATATATCGGCATTTACTGGAACCCCAGCTGTGCCATTGCTTGTTGCATAGCCTGTGGGGAAAGATCGCTACCTCCCATGCCGGCTTCCGGTTGACCACCTGCAAGCGCATCAAAACGAGGGTCCTGGGGAGCCTGTTGCTGTTGCATTCTTTGCTGTAACATCGTGATAAGCGCAGGAATGATCTCCGAAGGCAACTGAGCGATCAGTTCTTCTAGCCCCTCTGCTCCCTGCAATGCTCCCGAAACGTTCGCCTGTGGGCGCTGTTGCATCTCCTGCCCCAGTCTTTGCTCCAGGTCACCAACGCCACCCATCGTGTCGTACAACTCTTCTCTGCCTAATGGCATGATACTATCCTTTCTTAGCCTTTTTAGCTTTCTTGGCTTTTTTAGGAGGATTCAACTCAGATTGTAACGCTTCAACGTAGGTTGTAATACGCACAAGCGTCTCTGGAAAGACATTGGACTCTGAGCATAAGTTTTCGAGGTTCGCCTCATAATCAGCCTTGAGGTCTTCGAGATTCGGCATCGCACCTTCTCCTTTGTTTACTGGGCATTAATTTCTACATCTGCCTGTACAGCATTCGCCACGTTCTGTGCATTGCTTCTGACTGTTCCGATGAGATCGGTCGCCGTGCTGGATTCAGAAGGCAGGGATTGTCTTCCCGTACTTCCACCTTCCTGACTCATCAGTTCCTGATGTTGCTGATTGTGCTGATCGCGCAACTGTATAATCTGCTGTTGTTGCTGGGGAAGCAGTTGCTGGAATTCTGGAAGTTGATCGATCTTGTTGTGTATCTGTATATGCGTCTGGTGATCTTGACCGCTCTGCGGAGGAACCTCCGATCCGCGCACCAGATAGGCAGCATTTTCCACCTGGGCAAGCCCCGAAGCATCTGGGTTGATATCGGCACGAAGAAGCTTCTGGAAATTGACCTTTCTGTATGCCGATCCCAGCAATTTGACAACCTCTTTGCGGTTGACAGGAAAAGGCATGGCAATCAACCTGTCATATAAAGCTAAAGTATCATTACGCTCAAGCTCTTCATTCAATACCATCATAGATCCCGGATCGATCTCGACATCCCACCTGCCCTGAAACCACCACGACTCCATAACAGATGCCATGCGCGGTTCCCCATCTCTGTTGACAGATACGTAGAAATTTTCAGGAAGGAAGCGCCGATCACTGAACATATTAAACATGTTATTGACTGCCCACCGATACGCATCAGCAACGGGAACCTGCATCCATTCCCTGTTAACCTCTGTGGCAGAGGCTCTTATGGATGCTTCGGTCGCGGACCCTGAACCACCAGGCTCCACCTGTATGATCTCTGCCTCGTATCTTGCAGCATCTCTCTCTAACCCGATCTGATCACCGGGGGCGGCTCCGAAATCCAAAGGGATTAGTGCGTTCTGTGGGTTGTTGACCCATATCACTCCGGCATCATCTGTGCTGTTGACGTTCTCCGGCAGATTGGGATCTTGCTCCCTCTCTGCCTTATTACCCAGAACGATGCGCTTAAATCGCTTTAAAAGGTCCTGACGGCGTGACAGAGAGTCTATAATGATCTGCTCGACGCTTTCCTCATATGCCATCATCGGTACGCCCCAGAACGTATCAGAGAGGTCATAAGAGAGGGTGTAATACGGAAAGCCACCAGAGACAAGAAAACTGTTGGTGGGTCTCGCATCGATGAGCAGTTCTCGTCCCGTGAGTGGATCGATGGACATAACGGGATCGTGGCGAAGAAGGGGATGTGGGATGTCCTCAACTGGGTCTTCTATGTCATTGGCAAAGACGATGCGCTTGCGATGTGTCCTGTCATGGATTTCATGGAGTAAAACCATCTCGCTCAGGTTTTTTGCCGTGGCGACATGCCTGTCATCTTCAAATTCTTCATCACCACCGAGGAGAGACTCATTAAAAGACTCCTGCTGTGTTTTGGAAAGGGACTTGAACTGTCTTTTAAACTTATCGAAGCGGGGATCTTTGCGAACAAATTCCAGCGGTACGAGCATCTTCTCAATAACATATTGTGCAGCTGAGAAGTTATGTGGGGAGCATAGCGGATCAACGATGATGTTTCTCGCGCTCACCCATTGGATATATGGAAAATCTTCCTGCAAGTCATCACTGGCGACATATGGCGATACGGCATCTGCACCGGGAGGGTTGTAGCCGACCTTCAAAAAGCTCCTGAAGGTGAACAGTGCCTCGAACATGCACTGATGGACCTCTTTTTTCATCCCTGTAAGCTTCATCGCCTGTTCCGCTGCACGCTCCAGTGTCACCTCTGCATTTTTGTGCCTGTTAACGAGTTCCCCCTCGTCCATATGTATGAATATCCGGGGATAGTTGTATGCTACAGAGGCGATGAGCTTGCGAACAAGGGGATAAAACCGCGATACCCTGACGACATGCTCGTCTTTCATCCCTGCGACATGGAGATCGAGATTATAACGGGCATACAGGTCGTCCCAATCAGCCATTTTCTCTTTCATGAACGACTGCCCGTTTTTAAGAATCTTCTGCCACCTGTCTATCTCATTTTGTCTCATGTCATGCCCTTCGTCGCAATCTCAGTTGCTTTTCACCCACTTCACGTGCTGAAGTCAAGATATTGTCGCCATACATCATATCTCTCCTCTTCTTCGTATATACCGAAAAGCCGGGAGAGTATGTCGTGTCCAGGACCCTGCCGATCAGGCTCAATGCGTCTACAGCATCATCATGGTTGCCGTGCGGGAAGTGCAGCATCTCGTCGATAACGGCATCTGCCCACTTGCTATGCTTGGGGAAATACATCTTACCCATCGCCATACGACCGCGTATCGACTGCGCACGCTGTGCCTTGCTCTGTACTGACGGCAAGGAATCCACATCACAGTAAACACCGCGTTCTCCCATCATCTGTCGCAAAAAAGGACCGACACTTTTGTCTATCTGCCCCTTCTCACCAATCCACTGCACGGGCTTCCACTCCTTCATCATCGCTATCATCACCTCTACCCATTCGTAGGCATCTGCCTGTGCTCTGTAGCAGTCCAACACGTATATATCTTTATCCGCTGTGATGCCGAAGACCATATGCACCGTGTAATCGCCTCCCTTGTCGGTGACAGCGAAGTCACTGGTCGCATATATCGTCATATCTTCGGTAGGTGGGCGCTTGCCATACCTCTGTATCCACTCCACCTTGAAATAATCGCCCTCTTCAGGAGTCGGACGCTGCTGATACATCGCCGACCAGAATCGCGTGCCTCCCGAGGCTGTCAGCAACTGGCGCGTTTCCTCCAACTTCTCGATAGGATACCAGTCAGACCACAGCGCCTCACCAGGTTTCCTGCCTAAAACATCGCTGTCCTCTGCAATTGCCGGCAAGGTCAGCACATCCCACTGCTGACCGCCCTCCTCCATATCATCGAGAAGACGACCGCTCAGATCATCTTCATGCCACCGCGTCTGCACGACGACGATCCTACCCTCCGGTTGCAACCGCGTATATGCAACAGTCGCGAACCAGTCCCATATCTTATCGCGGATAAGCTCAGAATCTGCCTCTGCTGCATCTCTGACGGGATCATCGATGATGAAGAGGTCTGCTCCCCGCCCTGTGGTTGCTCCCTGAACACCAACAGCCATATATACGCCATCCCTGTTGGTGTGCCACCGATTAGATGCCTTGCTATCCTGCGCCAGAGACACTTCAGGAAAAACAGAAGAAAATTCCTCGTCAGATATCGTATTTCTGACCTTTCTGCCGAAATCTTCACTCAACCTGCCCGAATATGATGCCGTGATGATCTGTTTCGTCGGATTCCTGCCGATAAACCATGCGGGAAAGTAGATACTTGCCAGTGTGCTCTTGCCACTGCGCGGAGGCATAAAGATCATCAACCTTTTGATGTCTCCGCGCTCCACCGCCATCAACTTGTCAGCGATCAATCTATGGTGCTTGGCACACTCAAAATCAGGCATCGCCGTCTGTGCGAAGCTTATCAGGTCATCCTGCCCGGACTTCTGCCTGATATACCCCCGAAGCGTTTCGATCTGCTTTTGAAGGTCTGCAACAGTAGGTTGCTTATTCATTTGAATAACGACTTCACACGGTCAAGTGCGGATTTAGGTTCGCCAATCCACCCTTGCTCATTGCGCTTAAGTTCTTTCACGGAAACAGGACGAATAACATCTCGGTTAAAAATGATGATCTGTTCTGGATCTCCATATACTAAACCATCTTTCCCCATTCTACCACGCTGTGGCAAGATGACTCCATCTATGCCTTTTTCCTCTAATTTCGCGTACACCCTGTCAACTCTATCCATTCTCTCTTTAAAACCACGAACATAAGCTGTGGCATAGAAAAAGCCCGATGGGGGATCGATAAGGGCGGGTTAGGTACCCTGTCCCGATCCTAACCATCGGGCGACCATGACTGAACGTTTCCTACTAGTACTAGTAGTAGTAGTAGTAGTCATCAGCAATGCCTAGATCACACCATTTCCGCTTTCTTCATCGCCTGAGCCTGCTCAGTAAGAGAATCCAACTCCTCAAGCAAACTACTCACATCCACATTCTCCATCTTCATACCGGAAACATGGTGCTGTGTAACATGACTCGCCTTCAAACTCGGAAATGCCTTGTCCATAATCAACTTCATCGCCTGAACCTGCTCAGAAAAGGTCGGAACAGCACCATCTACCTCCACACCATTAGCGATTTCCACCAAACGACTGAAACCGTTCGTCGCCTCAGCAAAATAACTCTGCAAAGAGGTCACAGAACCGCTGTTGATGTAATCCTTCAACTGATTGCGCTGATGTACCTTCAAAGCTGGCATATCATTATTTCACCTTTATTCCACCAAATGCAAAAGATCGACTAGAGAAGGATATAATCCCGCCCTTCGACGCTCTTCGGCATCATCTGATCGCTCAGGAAGATACACCCCCAACACCTCCTCGATGCTACGAGGCTCCCTCTCCTGTTCAACCCACGGCTGATTTAGATTGGGCATGTTCCCACGAGTGATAAGATCAAAAATATCTCTTTCTGCATCCCCTACCGTAGGAATAGCCGCAGGAAACTCAGGAATCGCCCTGTGCATATCCACTAACCTGTCAACCAACTTTTTACCGACAGAGGCGAGACCCTGAGCAACTCTGGGAGCAGGACCCCCAAAAAAAGACAATGCGGCATCCCGCTCATTTCCCTGCAATAACCTGTTGAGGAACTCATCGCCAGTCTTCGGTGCCGACCGGTAAACATAAGGCATTTTTATTCCACCAACCCTTCAGAAGCCCCCTTAGTTAGTAAGCACTCACTTACACTATATACACTATATATACTGCCAAAGCAAGACCTTTATGCAATATAGAGGACATTCCAACCCCCATTACTGAATTCAATAGGCAACAGTACCATTAAGATTCGAGTCAAGATACATGGTTTTTTCGTATTATATTTCATTTGGACTGCCAAGGAAGAGAATGAATGTAATGATGAAATTCACGGCTAAAGGAAAGAGATGCCATACATTACAAAACACGCCAGAGAAAGATACATGGAGAGACATTTTGCTGTATCGGACCAGCATGCCCTAAGCCAACTAAAAGGATTGTTTGAGGTAGCAGAATACAATCATACCAAAACAAGTGGACTCAAGGTATACCGTGTTATGGATATTGACATGGTATATTGCGATTACAGTGATAGTGTTATTACGATATATTGAGAAAGGCAACGGGAAGTGATCACATAAAAAAATAACTCATCAATTACTTCTGTAGTGGTCACTCGGTGGGACACTTGCTGGTCACTTGGCGGGACATCTTGTGGGACACTGCCCTTTTTATTCATCACCCAACTGTCGTATTTTGCGATAGTTATGATCGAACCCTTGTGGGACATTTGGCGGGACTCTATGCGGGACGTTTGCTGGTCTCCCAGTGGGACACTTTTTAGGGCATCTAAGAGCGTCCTTACAACCCGTCCTGAAACTCGTTTATCAACCCATCAAGGACAAAGTTAATCTGTACCGGGGGGTAGGCTTTTTAAAATCGATTTCTATTTTGAACGAGATTCGCCGTGCGTACCGGCAAGTCGAAGCCGCGCGGAGTGAGCGCTTACTTACTTAAGTGTTTGCTAGTAAGCGCTCACTTATTTATTGGAGAGTAAGGACTTACTTACTTTAATCCGGGCAGCCTGTCTTCGAATCGGTCGTATACTTCTCCCACAAACAATCGGTATTTTTTAATTTCGTTTGCCAGGTCATTAAGAGCAGATTGCACATCCGGCTGCGTCATAAGGTCCGTCGGCTTGCACTCAAGTACCGTACATATTTTATGGACATTTTCTGATGTTACTGCTGACCCGGTAATAGCATTGTATAAAGTCCGACAAGATACTTCACTTTCGTTCGCTAATTCAGCTATGGAACGCCCTGTGCCGGTACATAGTCTTTTAAGATTTGGTATTTGGTATGCAATCACTATGGTAATTATAGATTATAATGATAAGGTTATCTGGCAAGCCGGCTTTTTTGTTTTTTGGGTAAGGTTACAATTTTTTTGTGTGTTTGTCAATACTTGGGCACAAAAAACCTAACATATCCCTTGCTTTACTTTTGAAAGTTTATTATATTTATG